CTCTTTCTGGTTTCTCCAAAGTCTTCTAAAGAAACTGGTTTGCCTTTTCTATCATTGTAGTCTCCAGCACCACCCTTCTTTGCCGTTTCTTTATCATTCTTAGTAAACCATCCAGGTGTCTTGTCCTGCATATACAAAGGGAATTCTTCATTCCTATTCGCCTTAATTACACCCTCAATTTCAGCTTGAGTTTTCTTATCTATTACTGTACCACTATCATCTTGAAGTTTACTCTTAGGTGTAGGAGGCATTACTTGTTTACCCTCTTTATCATGCTCCCATACAAGAGTACCATCACTAAACCACTGGTTACCATCAGGGTCAGTATAGAATGGAAGTTCACCCTTACTCTTTGCCTTTTGTTCAGCTTTCTCTGCATCTTCAATTTTATCCCTTTCCATTCTATAGAATAATTCTGGATTATAAGACCTATCTACTTTAGCTTCATGTGTAGTAGTACCTAAACCAGCATGTGCTCCAACAGCAATAGCTTCATTAATCTTACCTTGGTAGAATGGATTATAAGAGTCATATCCCATACTATTTTTGCTTCTAGTTATTGTGTCTCTAAATCCTTTGAGTAATTCTTTTTGTTCTCTAGGAATTGTAGGATTACTCATCATAGCATTCCATTCAGCATCACTAGATAAAATAGTATCAAGCTGTGCATTCTTTAATCCAGTTTCAGTCTTGACATCATAATAGCCACTGATAACTCTACCATTTCCACTAAATAGCTTATTCCAAGTTTCGTCTGTAATACCTTTAGCTCTAGCTCCAAACTCTGCAGCAATGTTTTTAGTGATATTACTTAAGCTTTCGCCTTTCAAATTAGGAGTTGCCCCATTTAAAAAGTCTCCTATTCTAAGGTCATCCTGTTGATATACATAATCATCTCCAAGTTTAGCTCTTCTATCTCTCTCAGCATTTAATCTCTCTTGAGCATCATTAAGAGCTGTCATAGTTCTATTATAGTCTCTAGCAGTACTCTTGAGTCTACTCTTTAGTCCAGCAGATAATCCCTTAGAAGCCAATTCATCAGAAGCATTCTTCAGTCCAATAGTAGCATTATTATACATGTTGTAAGCTGTACTATCTAAATTCTGGTCTAGATAATCAGGAGAGAATTCTTTTGCTGCTGCAGCATCAAGTAGTGCTTCTTGCTCTTTATAAGCCTCACCATACATTTGATAAGGTCTAATTAACTCATCAAATGAATATGGTCTAAATTTATTATTGATTACAAAATAGTTCGCCATAATATTAATAAGTTAATCCTTTCTTTCTTTTCTTTATTTTACCACCATTTGCAGATGACATAGAAGCAGCCAACGCTTTTTTATATGCTTGCCACTCTTCAGGAGACCAGTCTTTAGGTTTCTCTGAAAGAGTACCAAATACTCCAGCTCTAATTAACATGTCTCTCCAATCAAGTGCATCTTGCTCTCTACCTATATTAGCAAGAGATTCTGCAAAGTTACCAAGGTTCTGAGCTTTAGCTCCCATCATTGCATTAGACATATCATCATTCATCTTCTCTTGCTGAAGTTTAGCCTGAGCATAACTAAGAAGATTGCTGGCATTCTCTGCACCAAGTTTAACGCCTAATTCAGTATTAAACTGATTAGTAGCTCTATTAAACTCTTCAGCTCTAAGTGCTCTTTCATAATCTTCAAGAGCACCTTGTCTAAGTAACTCACCTTGTGCAACTTGAGCATTATAATCAGCAGCAAGTAACGCAGCATTTCTACTAGGAGATATACTTTGCATAATTGCATTCCTTGCAGCAGCCGCTTCTTGTGCAGCCCTATTTGCTGCATACCTAGTATCTGAATGAGTTATAGGAACATAATTACCAAGAGGTGATGCTCCAACAGATTGATAATCTGGAATATAGTTTAATGGTCTAAACTTATTAGTCAATCCAAAAGCATCAAGCCCAACAGCTAATGCTCCAACAGCAGGGTCAGCATATCTGAGATTGCTAAGTCTACTTCTATCTTGTGGTGTAGGCACATACTTACCTTCCATATATGCAAGTCTTGCAGGGTCTGACTTCCAATCATCATCAAGCCTTTCCTTCCAGAAGTCTTTTATTAAAGCATCTCCTTTACGGTCTTTAATAATTTCTTCTTCTACAGGGAGAGTTCTATAATCTAACATATAGTCAATAGGCTCATCAACACCAGAGAATAAGTGGCCTCCCTTAGCTTTCTTATGCCCATTCTTATAATTCTTTACTGCTTCTTGAGTTCTTGCAAGAACCATTGCTATATTCTCTAATCCATCTTGACTAATGGGGTCATTAGGTCTTTCCTCAGATTCTTTTTGTGCTTCTCTAAAAGCCTCAGCAAAAGTCATATCTTTAGGACCTCTAAGTTTATATTTATTTCTCACTTCCTTAGGAACTCTTAATCTATTTGAAAATACGAAGTCATTGAATATTGCCTCTCCTTCTTCTACTAAATTAGGAAGTCCATCAGGAGCAACTCCCATTTGTACACCTTCATGTGGATTATTCTCATGAGTACCACCTTGGTCAACCATAGTTACTCCATTAGTAAATTCATCAGACATCAGCCATCCTCCGTCTGCATGCCATTTAGCAGCATTTCTAGCAAAGTTAGCTTTCTTTCTCATAGCTGGACTATAATTATCTGGATTAGCTAATACTTGAGATGCAAATTCTTGTACTGACTTTCCATGTTTTTTAGCAGCAGCTGTGAAAGTACCTCTTTTACTTGGAGCAATGTGAATACCTCCACCATCAGCAAATATAGTTGAAGGAGTAAAAGCTGTATTGGTTTTATTTTGTACTTGCATCTGTTTAGCAAATGCATTATCTTTTGCTACATCATAAGACAATGCACCATCTACAGCATAATTATTAAATAATGGTCCTCCAAAAGCATGGTAATTAGCAAGGAGATTATCATATTGAGCCTGATTGTAATTATCTACAGCAGTATTAAATGCATTTAGTCTTCTTCTATTAGCAGAGTCTATAGCCATATTTATTTCATTCTGTCTTTGTTTAGCAGATTTTCTCTTACCAAATATAGTTGTAAGTAAATAACTTGCAGGGTCAAAAATGAAATCCTGAAGGTCTTTACCTTTAGTATTTATATTTGAGTTATTCATAAAACCAATAGAATCATACTGAGAGAGAAGACTCCCAGTATTAGTAGTATCATATGCTGTATTACCTTGTTGGTTAATATAGTTTATTGCTTCTTTGGTTTTAGCATCAGTAGTCCACATTTTTCCCAAGTGGCTACCAGTTTGGCTGCCTAGTACTCCCTCAACAATTGCTTGAGGCTGTGTTTGAGTACCAGCTCTACCAGCATCTATACCTCCACTCACACCTTGAGCTAAACTATCAAACATTCCAGCAATACCAGATATAGCAGAGGCATTAGCCATAAAGTTGCCACCTCCACTATTTCCAGTATTAAGATTGTTATTATTAGAAGTGTTTGAAGCAAGTCCTGAAGGGTTTTGCTGTACTGCTCCAGTAGTTAAATTGCTATTATCTAAAGCAGGAAGACCTCCCCCAGAGAACTTATGTGGTTTTGGAAATCTTATATTCTTAAGCTTTTTAGTCATATAAAATAATTTTATGCTTCAAATATAGATAATATTTTTTATTTGTGCAATTAATTATTAAAAAAATTAGTGGGGCAATAAGTTATTTACTTACTACCCCACAAATTTTATTCAAAGTAATCTACCACTAAATCATGTAAAACAGTTTTGAAATTCATTCCCAAACTTTGTGGGTCTTCCACAGAAAGTTTCAGATATATCCAAGGATTTCTTATTCTGTCTCTCCCATTAGCAGTACGTTCGTTTTTAGTAACATTCCATCTAGGAATTTGAGCATGCCATATTCTAAACTTCTTTTTAAGAGAAGAAGGAACATCATTAGTATTATTTAAATATTGTACACCCTCTTGGTATTCATCCCACACTCTAAGTGTATCAAAAGTAAAATTACTAACCAAAATGTCTTCGGGCTTATTGTTAAGTTTAGTAAATGAATCTGCTCTAAACTCTACATTATTAAATATCTTATCTTTAGTAGGAGAAGGATTAACCACCACTGTAGTCCAATAGGGTTTAAATTCTCCAAAGAAACTATTATAGGGACCTTCATGTTGTAAGTACGGCCAGTAGTTTCCATAAGGGTCTTTGTGTATAGCAATACCAACATCTCTTAAAGTTTCATATACTGGAGTATGACCATAATCATAGAAGGATGTAAATTGTCCAATGCTTTCTGAGAATGCTAAACAAGTGTCTTTGGTAATAAATAACACATCATTATTTTCCTTATCATAGAAAGTAATTACATCATAGAATTTATCTGGATTCCATATTTTATTACTACTAAGATTATTTACTACCCATGAGTGGAAACCAAATCTATCAGAGAGATTAGTAAATTCTCCACTAAATAAATATAGGTCTTTGCTTATATTGTCATGGAAGTATAATCCATTAGGAGTAGTACATATAGACCATTTGTTAAGACATCCTATTTTCTCACTAATATATCTCTTACCAGAAACTTTACCAGAGTTAGCTATCTCAATAGGAACTCCTGTAGTAGAAGCAATTTGTACATTCTCATTATAAAGAATTTGGCTAATTGCTTTATCTTGGAATGCTAATAGAGAGTCTTTAAACTTTCTAATTGCTCTTATCTTACCAAAGGTCCCATCTAAATCTAATGTAGAAGCAAGTGTAACATTTGTCCAAGTATCTACATCTTCTCCTAATGTTTTAGTTTTAGTCCAAGTAACTGTATTAGGGAAGTCTCCTACAGAAACTTTATTGGAATTAACTCCTCTATAATTAAAGAAGTTATTCTGCTGAGAGTACACAGGATTTAATAGGTTAAAATTGTTAGGAGTTACACTAAGATTATTAGTTTGCCCTCTATTTCTATCATACCTTCCATCTATATTAACTCTAGTTTCACACATGAAGGAGAGAATATCTACAACAGAATTTTCATCTTCAAGAGTATATGGATAAGTCTTTAAACAATCGTACCTCTGATAATATGTATCTCCTTCTGTCCAAGTAATTGTAGTACTACCATCACTATTGGAAGCAAGCTCAACAGCTTCACCTGCAGGAAGCCAAAGATTATTCTCAAACGCTTCTTCTGTTTGTCCTCCAAATCTAGTTGCATTTAAATTGGGGTCATCATTATAAAGCTCTCCTAGCCATAAGTACCCATACTCAGGATAAATAGGTAATACATCTTGACTTACTCCACCACAATTATGATTTATATCCCAAAAAGTATAATTACTATGAGAACCACTTCTTACATTTGCTTCGTATTCAACTGTATCTCCAGATGTAGTTACTGTAAACCTATTAGTAGGAAGAATTCTTTGATACCCATTAGTAGTATAATTAAGAGCTAATACTGCATGGGGAGTGGTTTTATACTTCATACTTACTGGGTCAGTAGCTAAGTACTGGTCTGTAATATCTGATAGTGTATTAGTGCCCATAAGGGTCTCCGTAGGTAAAATATAATTTCCTGTAAGAACTTCATGAGTAGACTTACCACCAGCAGTCATTCCAGTACATACTATAGGATAGCCCTTCTCTTTTTTACTATCGTCTCTAATAGGAGTAAATGGTATAACCTTATCAATGTTTCCATAATAACTAATATCATCTAAACCTGAATTCTGTGGACTCTTAAGTCTGATTAATGAAACTTCATTACTATCAAAAATGGCAATATCAGAAACTCCTGTTCTGGTTGTATCTTCACTGCTATAGGCATTCCAAATTTTATCAGTGGTTAGATATTCAGTATTATAAGAGAATCTGAGCACAGACAGTTTTTTATTTCCAGTTTTAGCAGGTCTAGTCTCTGTAGAGTCTTTAACTTTAGCATTACTGTAAGAGCCAGTTCTGTGCCAAGGGTAAATTACAAACCCAGTACTGTATTCATTTTTATTATCTTTACCTTCCTTACGTCCTGCTATTTCATCAAACCAAAATCCTCCTGAAATTATACTTCTCCATCCAAATTTAGAAAGGTTTAAAGTTGTAATAGGTTCTTTGTATTCTCCTAAAGGAGCATTATCAGAATACTTAATATCAGTACTGGAAGTTGCTGCAGTATCTACAAAGTTACTAACTGGTGTAGAAGATTTAATAGAAATGTCACTTGCACTTGCTGTAAGAGGTACATATCCTACAATTCTTAATTTTAAGTTTGATGTATCAAGACTTCTTACTTGAGTATCAAATTCTATATCAGGAGAGTGTAATGTTATTATTGATTGGTCTACAAAGAAATTCTCTTTATATCTTGATAAGTACCTATTTAAAAGCTCTGACTTGGAAGCCCCTCTTCTAACATAATCATTATATGGAGTCTCAGCATTTCCATACAGACATTGTATCTCTGCATTTTCTTCATTGTTTTGTGGGATTGTAGCATTGTGTCTAAATTCTACCCACTTACCACGATTAAAGTTATCAATTAAAGTGCTTTCCCCAGAGTAATAAATATCGGTTTTGTCATTACACACTTGTGAAGCAATGCTGTCTGCAATAGAGTCTGCAGGAGCACCTTCATAATCAATCCAGTGCGTTGTAACTGCAGGGGATTCAACATCTAAGTAACTATTAGGTCTAAAGAACCAAGAAGACTGAGCAAATGGAGAATTGCCACTTCTATCTCCTACATTATATACTGTGGGTGCTAATACGCCTTGACAAACAACGGCTCTTTCATTTAATTTAGGAAATACTACTACAGGTCTAGCTTTTATATACCCTAATTTAATAAGTTCTTCAGAAGGCTCTCGCCCAATAAAATAAGAAGCTTGGGGTAAATATAATACATCATAAGTATCTCCTGTAGGAGAAGTATAAGAATGAATTTCAGGATGAATAGTATTTTGCTTATCACATATCCAAATTGGTTCAGACCATTTGCCAGTATAATGCTGGAATTGTACTCCAAATCTATAATACTCCAAATACTTAAAGGTCTTTACTAGTGAAGAATTAAGTTGCAATGTACTATCATATGGATAAAGTCCCTCTGGAGCAACAATTCCATATCTTACATCTGCACTAAATGACACTTCGTCTTGTACAGTTTGGGGTTGAATACTGGCTTTTATATTAGCAGGTATACTAGATTTTAAAGTTTTAATGTCACCTAAGAATAATGTATTATCCTTCTGTGCCATTGTACCAGCAACAATAGGCTCTCCTCCAACATACAATAATTCTGTAGGGTCTATACTAGAACCTTCATTACCATTATCTGTAAATATTATTGGAGTATTGGGAGTCTTTGGTACTGCTAAGTCTACTACCTTTCTAGCTTGAGGAACTCCATTTAAACTAGTTCTGTGTATACAATAGATTCTAACATAATCAAAGTTAGTATCTTGATTCCTAATATTAATAGTAAAGCTATTAGATACAGTATCCTCAGGACTAGCTCCTCTGTTATTATAACTTACATAGTATAATGGAGAAGTATAAAATATATTACTCTCCTGACCATATAAGTTAAAATAGGTAAGACAATATTGAACAACCCCTGGAGCAAAGTATCCACTTGCTACAATGTTTCTATTAATTGTTACTCTTTCACTAAGGGATAGCTTTCTAACAAAATTAAAGTAGTCTTCTCCATCGGTAATATTTGAAAAATTACCGACTATATTCATCATTCTAGGCTGATTCTTTCCATCAGTCCAATATACTTTTTGTAGCTCAGAGTTCTCATATACTGATATACTTTCTATAGGGTGGTCTGCATCAAAGTTTAATTTGCCTGAATACAATAAATCATTCTCTAAAACATCATTTTCATCGAAGTGAAGTTTATAGATAAAATCCTGCCCCTCTCCAACACTAAAATCTGTTGCTGAAGGGAAGTACTCTTGCCCATCTGTGATAGCCTCATTAATATAGAGAATTCTAATTGTGTCTGGTACATCAGGCTGTTCTTGGGTAAGAATTACTACAGGATACTCTTCATCTCCAATAGGACCTGCTACAACTCTTTTATTATTATTGTCAATATATCCTATCCATTGTTTTCGATAACCTACGAAGTAGAAGTCACCATTAATGCGGTACTTATAAAGCAATGCTGCTCCATTTACATCAGCTATTGCATCATATTCAGAATTATACCTTTTAACAGAAATGGTAGTAGTAGATAATGAATCTGTCCAAGATGTAGGATTAGCAGTTTCTTTGTAACCACTAGAAAACACAATGAGATTATCATTGATAGTGGCTTGTCCTAATGGTCTTCCAGCAATGCTACTTGCTACTTTTTTATTTCCCTTTTCATTAGTAAGTGCACCTCCAGTGTTATTGTCTGTGGCTACAATCCTCATATTCTTATTTTCATAAGCATATTCAGAGCTAAACTTTGATGCAGCCAAGTCTCTAGTCATGCCCTTAATAGCAAAAGGTGCTTTATTAATTGCCATAATTAAAATGATAAAATCTCTGGTGAATTAACAGTTTTAAAACTATCAGCGTGTTTGTGAATCTTAGGAATTAAAGTATTCCACATATTCTTTATAGATTCCATTTGGTCAATATTAGGTCTAATTAAATCTGACTGTGCCTGACCAACATAGAAAGCATATTCTTGCTGAGTGTTTTGAAGAACATTTAAAGGAATCTTACTATTGTTAAACTGAATAGTAAAATACCTTTTTTGAATATAGAGTTCTAAAGCTCTTGCAAAAGTACCATTATCTGGAATTAAGGGGAATCCATCATCATCTACTTTAATGGCTCTATAAGCAATTTCTACATCATCATCTTTTGTAGAAGTGAATATGATTCTTCCTTTAATATGATAAGTTGAAAGGTTTTGTTTTCCACCTTCAAGGAAGCTTCCTTCTGCAGAGAGGTATGCAAATCCTTTAGGTTTTCTCACTTGAATAATTTCATAGAAATCACAAGGAAGTTCTCCCCTATAATCTTTAATAGGTATAGTTGCAACTTTAGACTCAAATATAGGAGGCATACCAACCACCTTGATAAACTCCACAGCATAATTAACTGCTCTCTCTAATGAGAGACCTTTTAACATGTCATCAGCAAGGAGGTCATCTAATATTTGTCTAATACTTATATATTCCATATTATATATGATTTACAAATGCATCAAAATTAATATCGTTCTTTATGGTATCTTTTAGAAGTCTTTTGAGTTCTCTATTAGTTGAAAACTGATAGAATGATTTATTCTCATAATTAGCCTTACTTTTATTGTAGTACACTCTAAATATCTCAGGAACATTAGACCTAACTAATGTTTTATCTCTACGACACTCTTCATCTTCAAACCACAGCTTTAAAGTAGTATCCCAATCTATAGGAAGATTAGTTTTTATTTTCTTACCATCATTAGTAATTATTGCTGGATACTTTCTAATTTCAAGTCTTCCTAATCTGCAAGGCAGTGTCAAATCTCCAGTTAATATAAGTTCCTCTCTTAAGGCTTCATTTATTTTTCTTATTATAGTAAAGTACTGACTCTCGGTAAGTATATATTTCTTCTCCTTAGGTTTGTTTTTCCTATACCATTTATATGCATCATAGACTCCTAAAGAGCCAGTAATTTTATGCTTTCTTGATTCATTTACCCTTCTAATACTAGAACGGAACTTCTGCTCTTCCATTTTTATTATTGTTTAACTGCTAATCCAGATAAATTATCTTTGGCATTATTGTTTTCATCCTCTGGCTTATATGCAGCTCCAGTAAGTTCTTTTACAATAAATTCAATAACCATTGGAACTAGTGCTTCCTCAAGAGGGTACTTATTATCTAGAGGGTCACAATTAGATTCAGTACCATTATTGTCACATTCCATTTTAGATGCTTCTGCAGAGTCTTCAAAGATTCCAGTATACTGAACTTTCTCAAGATAGTACATCTGAGGATTCTGAGATTTAAGATACAATTTATTGTCTGGTCCAATAGTACAATAGATAATGTTCCTTAAGAATTTATTATGTCCTACATACTTCATTCTTTCTCTATTTACATAGGTAATTTCTCCAGAAAGAAAATCTAAAGAAGTAACCTTTGAAGTCCCTACTGGAAGAGTATCAGGAATCTTTTCTACACTTCTTAAATAGGTCTGACTACAATCATCTCCTTCTATACCCTGTACTTTCTCAAGGTCTAAACAGAGTGTTTGATAATTGCTTTCAGGAACAGCTTTCTTAATATCAGTGTAATTCTTCTTAAGAAGGAATGCTCTATATTTATCTGCTAAAAATATAATATGGTCTTGCGTAAAATATGCATCATCACTAATGAGTTTAATTTCATCAAGACACATATATACAATTTCTCTGTAAGTACTCATACTGTATATATCAAAAAACATTGCAAATATAAATTAAATAATTCATGTTTGCAATGTTTTTATTATTTTTTTACTGTTTAACTAAGTTATTTAATTAAATCTCAATATCTGCAATTTCCGCAATATCAGACTGTTCATCTTTAACTACCTTGGTATCCTCAATGGCTTTTATCTTTGCATCTTGAGTATCATTTACTTCTTCAACTTTAGCCATTCTTGCAGATAATTCAGCTATATCTCCTAAATGTGCATACATAGGTCTTTCACAATAATCTGGGTAAGGTATTAAACAAGTTGTTCCATATAAGTTGTAAAGAGCATTCTCCAAATGTTTATAGTCTTCTTCTGAGATTACTATGGATGTGGTGTTCACAAGTTCTTGAATAAATACATAAAATAATAATTTTTTTACATCCAATTCACTCTTGAAACCATAATGTGATAGAGAGGTAAAATACCTTAAGCAGGAGTTATATAATAAGTTATCCATTACAACCACAGGAATTAGAGGTACTCACACTGAGGTTTTTATAAAACTTATTGTAGTACTTAATTGCCTGTGTGAAGTGACCAGAATTAATAGAATATTGAATGGCCTTGAATTGCAAAATCATGTTAATGAAATTCTTAGGTAAGTCACACTTCTCTTCAATTTCTTTAACATATTGCATTGTTTCATTATAAATAGGGCATAATGAAAAAGTTACTCCCACAGAAGGAGTCTCATCAAAACCACAGGGGGTACTTGCAGATGGCATTCCAGAAGCTTCAGCATAAACAAAGAACATTGTTCTATTCATATCTATGTCTTCTGAGAAGTCATTGACAGTAAGGTCTAACGTAACTTTCTTTGCAGATGTAAAAGTCTCACTTTCATAGATTAAACTGCTAGACGGTCCAGAAGAGCTAAAGGTGTCTTGACTATCTATCTTAATTTTTGAAATGTAAATATCATCGTAGTAGTTCCGAGTCTCTCTGACCTCAGCAGTAATTATGAGGTGTCCCTTATTAACTCTTAAGTCTGTAAATTTAATCATGTCGAAAGTTTAAAAAGGAGGAGGTTATCCCTCCCCCTTTAGTTATTATCTAATTAAGAAAGAGTTGCAACTACAGTAGAGCCAGCAGCAGTATTGATATCGCCAGCAATAGCGTTAATTACTGTGTAGGTAGTAGCACCCTCAGCAGGAGCAACAATCACAAGCTCCTTAGGTGATTTCTGGATATCCTCAGCGTCACCCTGATAAGCCCAAATGAGCTCAATAACATGGTAACCATACTGAGCAGCTGCATCAACGAGAGGCTTGAACTCAAAGCTGTTAGGCCAACCAACATTCCTATAGATGTCACCTCTTTCACCCATGCAGAAGTACTCAAGGTCAGCAATGAGCTTGCTGTTAACAATTGCAGGAGTAGGATGAGCAGCATCATAAGTGATTGTAGCCCACTCAGTCTCAAGTCCACTAGACATGATGGGGTCAGTAGCAACTGAGAAGTACATCATATCAAAGGGAGCTCTTCCAAGAAGCCAAGGCTGTTCTGCACCTTCAATGATGATAGCAGTAAGAGAGCCATAAGCAGCAACTGTAGCAGCATCTGCATTAGCAGCAACCTTCCAAAGATTAGTATTAAGAGTAAGTGCGGTACTTGCTGTAGCAGCAGTGGTCACATACACATTAATCATATCATTGTAGGCAGCCTTTGAAGCATTCTTAGCGAGATTAACTGCAAGACCTGCAAGAACATTCTTTGCAGCATCACCAGCCTTTGCTCTATAATCAGCAAAGATAAATCCCTTATCCTCAGGAGTCATGCCACCGAAATGGTCCATAGTAACTTTCAGAATGTATTGCTGACCTGCAACAGCAGAAGTTGAAGCAATGAAAGCACTCTTAAGATACTTAGACATAGAGGAAGCCTTAACAGCCTTACCCTTAAGAGTAGCAAGGTCAATAAGGTCAGTTCTGACTATGCCATCATTACCAACATACTTAGCAGCAATCTGACCATCACCAGCAGCGATGAACTTGATATCTCCAAGAGTATCGAGATTGCTATCTACGGCTTTAGCAACATAAAGATGCTTAACTTGATTTGTACTAAAAGTAGCCATAAATTTTAATATTAATTTTTAAAATGTTTTTATTGTATTTGTATTCCTTTACTTTGTAAAGCGAGTCTAACCGCTAATTCTAAAATAGCCTTATGCAAAGCTTCATGAAGGTCACTAGTTCTAGCCTCTATTCTTCCATCAATACTAAGTCCGTCAGGAAGGTCAACTAGAATTATAGGATTAACCTTACTTATGTATCTAACTATATATTTACTGACAGTATATTTTGATATGAGCTCAACTTTATTATCAGTAATATCTAGTCTCAACACCCTTCTAAACCCAGAGCCCTTAAAGGGATTTTCTAAGACTCTATGCAAATCGTCTTGAGTAACAGGTACTACTTGAATAATCTTTTCATTTAGGCACTTATCTGAAGAACTTCCTAATTTAGCAGCCTCATATGTGATAAACCAAAGGTCATCGGGGAGACTAAATGTTTGAGAGTTTGAGGTTAATAATGTTTCATCACTGTTCTCTTCAGGAGAGATTTCTGCAGTGTGAACTAAATTACTTAAATATCTTCTTAGCTCTTCAGTTTTTTCAAATGAGTCTAGTGTACTGTTCTTACCATTATAATAAGTTAGTACTAATTGCTCTTGGGCTTCAGTAAGAAATAGTGACTTCTCATACTCATCTAAGTTAATGTCCTGATAAGCTGAAGAATCTCCATAAGACGCTTTTCTAGCATAGCTATTCAGTAAAGTATCAAAACTGTTTGAAAATTCTTGAGTTGTCATAATTATCTACTTTGAGTAGGAATGATTCCTAATTCAGTTCCACTATTTGACCCTAAGGCAACTTGTGTAGACATATCTCCAATATAAGCAGCTTTAGCAAGTTCTACAGCTCTTTTAAGAATATCAGGATGTAAACTGCTATCAAGAATACATTCTTGAGGAGTACTCTTACCATCTATGGTAATATTACCTAAGTCAGCAAGTATAATTGCTTGAGGCTTTTTGACATATCTAATAGTATACTTTGTTATCTCATCATTGGGCCCCGCAATTAAAGTGACTCTTCTTAAATTTACACCACCATCTGATATTCTCCAAGCTTGATACTGAGTAGGTCTTTTATAAGGCTTAGACATTTGACGTTCATATTCAATATAATTAAGAGGAACTACATTCAATATGACTCTACTAGAATCTCTAATAACCTCTAATTTCTCACCTACAACCATCATTATATCACTAGGCATTGCAATGGCTTTTACACCATCATCTCTAGTATCAAACTCTGGAGTATATTCATCAAAATCTGTAAAAGTTTCTACTGCTATAATAGCAGAAAAGTCTACTTGTCTTTGTGCACTATTATCAAATCCTTCAAGAAGTTTGTTGCTTTTAGGATTAAAATAAGCATTAACTATATCCTCCTGAGCCATTGTGAGAAAAACACTTTTCTCATAATCATCTAAGCCAGGAGCTTGGTTAGACATTATATTATTATAGAGAACATCAAACTGATTACTAAATTCTACATTTGTCATTTTACTCTTTTACTTTTGCTTGAATAGCAAAGAGTACATCCTGATGTTTAGGAGAATTTAAGTACTTAGCTGCGGTTGTCAAAGTAGCCTCTTCATTAGCCTCACAAAGAGGAATACTACCTTCTCTTAAGAAATAATGACTGTCTCTATTAGAGATTACTCCTGCTTCAACAGCTTTCTTAATTAGAACCTTAGTACTCAAATACGGGTCAGTGATGACTCTAAGGAACAATTTACTATCTGCTTGAATAAGGTTGTTAATCTTAGCCTGTAAGAATTCCAGCTTAGAATTAGGAGCAGTATTTCTACCATCAATTGTCTCAATGATTACTCTAAGAGTGTAAACATCTTCATCGACTTTACCATACTCTTTGTAACACTTCATCATTGTGCTCATATTGTCTCTTGCCTGCTTATTCTCCTCACCTTCAGCAATAATAACAAACTGATATGTTGCTTTAGGATTGTCCTGAAGAGCCTGCAGTGAAGGAGCAATATAATCCTTATTAGCCAGCAGAACTTTATATTTTATATAATCTGTCGGACTAGATAAATCCAAATAGTTATCTTGCTTAGTAAGCCTGACACTAACTGTTTTCCAATAATTATCTACAGTCCTAATTGCACTTAAACTGTTGTACTCAAGACCCATTGCATCTTCAAGGAAGGCTTTTTCTTCTTTGGTAAGAACATTTACAAAAGCTCCAGACCTAAGTCTAGGAACTACAAATGTCCTTGAAGCACCTTCAGCCATTCCACCATAGAGAACGTGTCTAGGATTTGTTACCATTCCACTCTCTTTAGGAATATACCTAATGGTAATTTTTTCATTCCTAAGAATGTTTACTGTAGGTTCATGCTCTTCTCTAAAAGACTGTTTTGCAACTGTCTTAAGTGGTGTTGCCTCCTTCTTAACAGGAACAACCTCAATTGGACTATCATCAATCTCAAAGTCCGGTGTAGAATAATCTACTTTCTCTTCCATTTTCTTACTCATTTCTTCTCCTTTTATTATTAAAAGGGAGGAGGGTTACTCTCTCCTCCCATATTATTTATTATCCTAAAACTGCAGGAATCAAAGACATTGTTCTTGTAGGGTCAAGAATGCAAACACCCAAAGTAGCCATTCTGTGGATAACAGCAGAATCCTCATCAAAGCTCATATAAGGGTTGTTCTTTTGTCCAGTGAAAGGATTTCTAAGACCCCACTGATAACCTCTGTACTCTTCATCACCTCTTACCTTGCACTTGAAGATATTAGGTTGGTCCATAGTACCGATGTAGAGGATATCATATCTATAAGACTCAGCTACACCACCATCAGGATGAATAACCTTATTTCTAACAGGGTCATCATAGAAGGGGTCAACATCAATCTTAACTCTTACACCATTAGGAGCCATAAACTCTGTGAACTGGAATCCAGCCTTAAGAGCATTGCTGTGCAGAGGAGAAGAAGTCTTATCAATAACCTTAACAGAGCTGTTGTCAATCTCAAATTGAGTCCAACCAGAGATTTCATTCAGAACAGCCTTGTGGAACTGAGAAGCACCTCTCTCACCAGTCTTAATGACGAAGTATCTGTCACCAAAGTCAAGCTTAGCAGCTGAGAGCTCATAGAGAGCATCCTCAAGAAGCTTAAGAGAGAACTCATTGTAGTAGAAAGTATTAGCAACTTCCATTTGCTCCCTAAGACCAGCACCCATCTTAATGACGTTACCAGACTTACCGAAGTTCATGTACTCACCATTAGCAGTTCTGTTGCTTCTACCATACATGAGAATGTTGTTCTTGTAATCAGACCATTGGCACTCAACCTCCCAATCAACAACATGCATCCACATGCTCTTGACATTCTTAACAAGTTTACCACTTTCAGTAGCCTCAGTAACGGGGATACCAACAGCAAGTTTCTTATTAAGCATAGAGCCAGGAACCTTATGCTGAATTCTAATAGTAGAGAACTCATTTCTCATAGAGATAGGAGAAGAGAATCTAACATCGCCAACCTTCCTAGAGAGTTCTTTCTCTACGGGAGCATAGTCAATTGAGAATCTCTTGCCAGCAGCAAGCTCATCAGCAGGCATACCAGCAGTATTACCTCCCATAAGTTCTACCTTATAGACAGCATTAGTGCCTTCCATACGAGGGTCAGCAAGAATTCTAAGAGGATAAACCTCATTCTTCTCACCAACAATTACCTCACCATCAGCGAACCAATCTTCAGCGAAAACTACATAGAAAGGCTCAGTACCTGCACCTGCCATACCAGATGAAATAACTGAACCAGAGAGGTCTCTAGCCTCAACAAGAGGAATATTTCTCCTAGAAGAACCAACTACTTCCCATGTGTACTCATTGTCATTGTCAAAATCCTTGGTGGGGAACTGACTCAGGAAAGTATCAAGAGACTTTCCTCTGTAGTAAGCAAGCAGTTGCACCATAAGATTGGAGGCTTTCTGAGGAGCTAACTGAAAGATAGAACCAAGGTGATTCTCCTTAGTCAGGCCCTTCCAATGTTGGAAGCCAACCATCTGAAATTTATTTAACTTTCCAGCCATAAATTTGTTTGATTAATTATTAATTGAACTTGTGAATTTATTTTAGATATCAATGTCCCACTTGCCAATGAAGGATTCCGGGTCTTCTCCAACACCACTCACAAATTTCAAATTACCATCGCTTGTTCTTGAGGTATTATTGAGAGTGTGTTCTAGTTCTCTAAGCCCCTTTTTTACTTCTTTTCTGACTTGGGATTTTGTTAAAGCTTCAAGATTTTTGAATCCATCTGTTAAAGTGAATAACAAACCAACATTCTTTAAGAACTCAGTTTTATTCTCCATTTCATATTTTTGCAGGGCGGTATATAATTCACCAGTCTCCTTATCTTTATATACAGGTTTACTGATATTATCATACACCTTTTGACGTGTGGCTTTGTCTAACTTCAATTCCCCAAAGACTTCTTTATCTTCAAGAATTGATTTCTTAAGTACACTAGCCTGCTTTTTTCTGTCTTCTTCTTCTTTCTCTGCTTCAGCCTTGGCATCATCTATAATCTTCTTATAGCCTGCCTTAAAGTATTCTTTGTTACTAGTAAGAGCTCTTTTTGCTTTTCTTAAATCTGACCCATTGTCAAATATATCTTTAAGCTCTTCTTGAGCTTCTTCTTTAGTATATCCCTTATTAATTAAATCTTGATAAATCAACTGCTTTCTAAGACGTTCTCCATTCTCATCTTCTGCAGAAAGTGAATCCTCAGAAATACTGTCAAGGTAAGCAATAGTGTTCTCAAACTCTTTAATAGTTTGGTTCTCTACACCAGCATTTAAAGCCTCATCAATTCTCTTTTGTTTCTCGTCAAGTCTTAGTTGAATCTGCTTTTCAATAGCTTCTGCAAAGTCCTCTGCTTCCTTTATATTATTAGCAGTATCATCATCAAGGTCAGGGAAGACACCATCTTCTTTCAAGGCTTTGGCAATGGAAGAGTAGAAGTTGTTGTTTTTAGGAGAAGAACCAGTATCCTCTCTGGAAGAGGTGTCCTCACCTTCTTGATGCTCTTCACTACCTACGCTCTCTGGAGTACCCTCAAATAAACCTTCGATGTTCAACTCCTCAGTAGTTTCGTTTTTCTCCGTTTGTTCAGGGGGAGTTTCCTGTGATTTTTCTTTTTCTTTGGTTTCTACATCATCCTCAAAAAGATTCTCAATATCTTCTTGGTCTAGAATGTTATCAATGCCTAAAACTTCCATAATATTCTCCTTTTAAAACTTTGTGCAAAGGTATGTTAATTTTATTAAAAATTAAAGAAAATAATAAAAATCCTTATTGCAGTATAAGCATATTTATTATGCAAAAAGGGGAAGTACTTAAACTCCCCCAGTCACTATTTAAATATGTTCTTTCTGCAATGTTCACACATAAAGTTCTTTGCCTCTTTAAAAAGTTGTTTACCAATTTCTCCTGTGAGATACTGATATTCTTCACTAAAAGGTTCTATATGTAAAGCACTACAAATATGCATAGCTAAATGACCCTTCTCATGGTCAAATGTGCTTTGAAATTCATCTGCAGAATCAGTAAGTCCTATTAGCATTAAAGATGCTCTCTTTTCTGTATTTGAATAAGTAAATCCTATATTATATAATCCAGCACTTATTAGGTCTTTGATTCTATAGTATGCCTCCTCATCACAATCCATTGCTATAAGGTCATCTAGTATTTCTGGGATGTAATGACTAACAGCATAATATACTCTTACATCCCAATCATAATCTTCTAAATATATATCCTGTATAATCATATCATATCTTCCCAAGATATTACAGTACCACTTCCTATACAATCAGCATAAAACCTAGTAAATGGAAGTCCTTCATATCCATCTGGGTCATCAATAACATCCTTTACATAAAGTATAAGGGCACCTTCATCTCGAATGGAACTTCCTAAGAAATCTGCTTTACACATATTAGCAATATATACAGCATCATATCCATTATTCTTTTCTAGGGTAATTCCATATTGCTTAAGAAGAGCATCTAATCTTTCTTTAGTCATGGGGTCTATGTATTCATTTCTTCCCATAACTTTCTTATACATTTTAGATGCTGCCCATTCACACATCTTCTTTGAGAAGTGCCATCCATACAAGGATAAATATTCCTCCATTCCAGAAGGGAATTTCTCTCTATAATCCAGTCTCATAATATTAAAAAATAAAGGGAGTAGTATAAACTACTCCCAATTACTACCTAGACATCCTTCTTTCACCATAAGAGTCCTTATCATGAGAGTAATAGGCATCCTTCATAGCTTTAGCATAACCTTCTTCATAGCCACACTCATAGCCTTCTTCATAGGCATCCTCATCTCTCATACCCATGCTGCCTCTTCTACCAAATCTGTAGTTTCCTCTGTAGTCATCTTTATGACTACTGCCTTCTCTAATTTCCCACATTCTCATTTCATTATAAGTTTTAAGTTAGCTTCTCAATCAAAGCCTTATTAGATTCCATAAGAGCAGCAATACTCTTTGACATTTCTACCATTTGATTCTTAAGTGTATCTATTTCTTGTTTTTGCTCTTGTTTTTCTGCAAGCTCTGGATTTAATTCCATAAGAATAGTATCATACTTTTCTACTAAAGATAGGTGATAATCCCTACTATTAGCAATGTCTATACTCTTCTGTTTAAGGTTAACTATCTCAGAATTAAGTCCTTCTCTACTATCTGAGATAATTAAACTCTCACCATTACTCATAGAATCTGCCACATCTAGTTGTGCAGGAAGATTATTGTAATTGTAGGTTTGGTCATTAGTCTTAACAACTAAATCCACCACCATTTCTTGAGGCTGTCCAAAGGCTGCAGGTAATTGATATTTGGGTCTTGGCACTGGTTGATTAGCAACATATCCAATTTCTAATCTGGGAGTATCTCCCTTATGAAATATAAAGATTTGACTGTTCGGTCTAACTGATTGAAACATAATAATTAATTTTAAACTAATTGTAATATACTAGCGAATCTGTCATAATATACTAAGTACACACCAGTTCCACTAAAATCTGCTACAGTTACAGCTTCTCCACCAGCAGTTGTCAGTGGTTGAGTATTGCCTGCCATAGTAAATCTAATAGGAAGAGTAGTTGTAGTACTAGTAGGAATTTCTTCAGGAACATATATTAATAGCAAACCTCTAAAAGGGGTGCCATCAAAATCAGGTCTGAATTGAAAATCTACACCAGCATCTGTGACAGTTATTCTCCTAACTTCAAGTGTAGGAATACCGTTGATGTTAATGTATTGAAAAGGAAATTTTGCCATAACATTTCCCTCCTATACATTAACCCCAATAAGAACCTCCATTACCAAAACCATAACCATAGAAGCCAGAATAAGGAGTATTATTCATAGCAACCAGATTAGGCCATTGCACAGGTACAGTATTGGGCTGAGAAGCCTTAATAGAATCAACTTCACTCTTAATAGGAGCGAGCATAGCAGCTATTTGAGCAGTTTGAGCAGCATTGTCAATCTGACCTCTTAACTGAGTAATAATCTCAGCCTGAGTATCAATCTTGCTCTGCAGCTCTCTCTCCTTAATAGCACAGAATCCGTCATTCATAGCTACAGTCTGAGCAGCTATTGCATCAGTAATGCTCTTAGCATTTCTGTCTGCCTGAGCACCTAATTGATTAGTTTGCTCAATAGTCTGAATTCTAGCTTCATATCCTTGCTGAGTAGTAAGGAGTCTATTCTCGCAGCAGCACTGACATAACTGAGATGCCAGAGATGCATTTCCTGACTGAATAGCATTTACTACCTGAAGGCTACTCAAACCAATCTGAGAACCTACATTAGTAAGTCCAGCATTGATAGTAGCAAGAGCAGTCTTCATAGAATCAAAGTCACTATTAGCCATAGTAGCAAGTTGCCTAATGTCAGCATCTGTACCATTAATAGCATTCATAAGTAACTCAGTATTGCTATTAGCAGTAGCCTGAGCTCCAAGAGAAGCAGCTGCACCACTATTACCATAGCCACCAAATCCTCCAAAGCCTCCCCAGCCATTACCAAATACAAGACCTAAAAGGAAACCAAGTGCTCCTCCAGCAAGACCATTTCCACCAAACCAACCATTGTTGCCATTATTCATAGCTAACCAAGCAGGTACTTGAGAGTCATTACCAAAGACATAAGTTTTTGAATCTTCTGCCATAATTTTACTTTACTTTTAATTGTTAATTAATATTCTTTGTAAGCTTACATTGCAAAGGTAAGTAAAGTATTTGGTGAAAGACAATAATACTAAAGCCCCCCACAGAATACTCTGTGAGAGGCTTTTTATTAGTAACATATTTAATTAATTAAGACTTCCAAGTTCCACTATCTTTTATAAACATTGTACCTTCTTTCCAAGTACCATTTTGTTTTATCCATATTTTAGATGCTTGAACCCACGCACCATTAACTTTGTAGTATATTGTTTGCCCAACACCAGCAACTATGATAGCAACAGTGTGGTCTGCATTGATATTTGAAATACTGTATGTATGTGAAGTCCCAGAGCCTGTTATCTGACTTTTTACATCAACATTATTATCCTTGACTTCAGCATCAGTAATATCACCAGATATACTTACAGTAGCATCACTTCCCTCCAGATACTCCTGCTCTGCTGGAGACACCGTTATATCTGAAGAATTACTGGTTGCAGTAACAGTATAGTAAGTATCATTAACAGTGTAATTTATAGTAAGTGTAGCACCATAAAAACGAAGGTAGTAATTTGATGTTGTGTTACTCTCTGCACGAGTAGCATACAACTTAATTCTTACATCTCTAACCTCATCTCTAGTCCATGTGCCCATAGTAAAAGTTCTATTGGTAACAGTTGTTGTAACTGAGACTGATGCTGTTTTTTCTGTAGTACCTGAGCACATTTTAGCTCCCTTAGATGCAATATAAGAAGTGTTTTGATTCGTAATAGACACTCTAGCGACACAAGTAATTGAATCAATTACAGCATTTTCTGGTATACTAGAAGTATCAAATAAAAAGTATACATAGGTATACGCATTGGCCCCCCTTGTTAAATTTATATTACAATAAGAAGAGTTTCCTGCATCATATGCATTTGCTGGGTTAGCAACACTATATGTACTTCTATCTACACTATCATATGTGTATGGATATGCTACCAAAGAACCACTTGTTGATACTACTCTACTCATGACGTTTGAATATATATGTCTCCATCATTTCCTTGAGAAGATGTAGGAGCAGATGAACCTGAAAGAATTGAAGGAATTCTATTATCAAGATTTACCCGAACAAGATATGAGCCATTAAAATAATACAGGTAATTATCGTGCTTCAGTGTCATTAAATCTGCCGAAGCTCCCGTTGTACCAACAAACATATAGTAGCTGCCCTCTGTAAATACTGCGTTATAGTTTGCTTGGCTTGCTACTTGACTTGGAGCAACATACCATGATGTTGATGTACTTGTATCTAAAGTAAAAGTGCGACCATTGAAGGTTCCCTTAAGAAACACTTCGGAAGCGGCTGGAATACTTGTATTAAATGTATATCTAACATTAATTGCACTTTTTTCATAAAATAATCCAGACACTCTTGTGCTAGTATCTGTAATTGCAGTAGTTCCAGAATAATATACTAATCCTCTGTAAGGGTCAATTGCAGCACTAAGTGGGGTC